GGTAATTCATCGGCCGGGGAGACCAAACTGATATCAGCTAGCTCGTTAACGTATCCTGAATTTGGGATAAGAAAATCTGCAGCTGAGAACCAGTGATCAAGCCTCTGGTGCCATTTGAGCTGATTAAACCTCCCATTTGAAGAGAGGCGTTCAGCCGTTGCACCAGGACCGTGTCTAGGGACAACTCTATCAGGATCGATTCTAAAAGAATCGCTCGTGAACAGAGAACCCCATAGTAAGCCAGCCACTCTTTTGAAGTGGGAGAGCTCACACGGGGTATTATCTCTAGGATATCCATCGCAGGGATCGATATGATCCTCATGATCGACATCTCCGCGAAGGTCCGATCTTCCGCGAGGAAGGGCAGACTCTTGCGGTCCACAGGACTCGAAAGTACTCCTATCGCCATATCTAGAATTACTCCAGTATGGTTGAAGTTTCCTTTCGAAGTCGGCAACTGATCGGTCAGTCTCGAGGAATGAACCATAAGCGTACCTTTCACGTTCAATTGAACACGGAAGGAGCACTTTCTTGTTCATCATGCAAACCTGACGGATTGCATGAATAGCAAGTACGTTCACCCCCTCAAGCAAAGTCCCATCACTAGCGTCGAACACTTGACTGAGCAAACCTTGTAGAAATACGGGGAGAGCTCCACGTCTCCTGAAACCAGGGAAGCGTGATGAGTCAACCGAGCCGACTTCAAGACATCTTTCGAAGTCTTGACAGAAGGACGGTAGGGAAATCGTTATAAACGAGATCCCCTCATGTTCGACACGTCTCGCGATCGTTTCAAAATCGCGGGTGGTGCTAGTGCTACACCATGTACTCGCATCTGCGAGGACACACTCAAGTAGTCGCATAAGGCTATTCTGTCTCACTCTTGACCTCATGGTCTAGGGTTTTAGACTCCATAGCCGTATGACGATCCTGTCAGCGCCTTCGTTGCATCACAAGGACTATTAGAAACAGTCCCGCGATCACAAGGAAGGGTAAAATCCACACGAGGACGGACAGATCAAAGAATCCGGCAGGAACTTCCTGCATGACTCTAAGACTCTCCTCCAACCATGGAAGTCACCTTGGCGCCCGACGTAGCAGTGAGGTATGCCGTTAAGGCATCCACCACATACTTTATCTCAGCATTCGTCAATCCCGTGATGGGAGAGTCGATGACGAGATAAGACGACATAGAAACCTTCTGGTTCTGTGCCGGCACGAGCGGGTCGGCGACGATCTTGGAATAATCCAAGCGCGCCGTTCGACGTGTCCGCTTCCCATATTGATGGGAAATGGACAATTTGACTGTTCCGTCATCTTTCTGATAAACGGAAGAGTTTACGCCACGGGCAATGGTAGGTAGCGACTGAGCTACCGCATTGATGGTGACTGATTGAGGATCTGCCAACACGGCACGACTCCTTGATAAAGGTTCTGCGTGAGCATTCTGCCAGCGCAGTCGTCAGCCTCGGGTTACACCCAAAGCTGCCAATATGGCCAATTGTGACAGGCTAAAACCTGTGAACGAAAGGCCGAATCCATAAGGCGAAGCAACGGCCCGCTGTTGGACGATATTTAATATCGTCGTAGTGGTCCGAAAGGGCTGACCCATGATCGAGCCCTCGACATAATGCTCTTCATATGTGACTGAACGTCCCATAATGTAGGCATAGTCGGCAGTCAGGTGATCGGTGTGATCGTTAACTAAGTTATCGATCAATGGTCCTAATGGGACCACCCAGTCGATCAACCATGACCATGGCATAAGCTGCCAAATCAGGTGCACATTGGTAGGATCGATTCCATAAAGGATTCGAGTCAGTTGATGTCGTTCCCTAGTTGGAATTCCACCATACCCAAGTCGGGTAGGGTCGAGCCAATATCGGAAACGCGCACTGAACCAAAACTCTAAGGAGGTCCGACGTGTGCTTGATGCAGTAGTAATGCCATTCCAGGCCTGCGCGGCTAGGATAGGGCGCGCCCGCTTACCAGCGGAACCGCCCGAAAGCCCTAGATCGAGCAGGACATCATCCATTGAAACTCTACCTTTTCGTCTAACACCCCGCCCGTTATCACGGGCGAGTTGTGCCAATCTCTTATCGAAATTGAGCACTGCCTTCGATAAATCTTGAAGGTCCTTGACGAAAGGCTTAACGCCAAATTGATAACCTAGATGTGCGGAGCCGATAGGCCTAATAAGGCCACCGGCACCTTCACGTCCAAGAGTTCCTCGAAGGCTCTGCAACGGTGTTGCTAAAGCTTTTCCAAGATCTCTTATTTCGGAAATCATCTTAGCGTTGATGGGTAACCCACCTAGAGTTCTAAGCTCACCCAAAGTCTGACCAATTCCCACTTGGGATTTAGTCGGTTTGTACTTTGCCCAGCCGATAGTTCCTTTCGCGTTCATGACGCTAGGGGTTATCAGGCCACTCAACATGAGTGGAGTCGGGACACCGTTTGGAGTACTCTCGTGCCATACGGCACCATTGTAATCCCACCAGGATCCCACATGACTCGAGTTGGTGCTTCCATTTTTAATGAAAGCAGGTACGCAGTTGACTTCCCTACGTTGGACCGAGAATGGTCCGCCGACGTCTCTCTTGCCATAATAGCGATTGAAACGTCTAACCCAAGCGGAAGTTTTCTTCCGTTTTTGGGCAAAGGGATGTCCTTGCGAAATGAGCTTCTCGGCAACATAGTTTGTATTGATGGACTGTTGGAAGGGAGTGTTAACAGTGGCACCATTGCCAGTCTGATACAACCCTCCAAGTATTTGTCCACCATTTATACGAAACTTTGTTGTCATTGGATGAAACCTTATGGAGGAAAGAAACGCCTAGTAGGGACTTCTGTCCTTTCTAGGTCTTCTCACTTGAGTGAGCGAGGTTCGAAACACGCCGTATCGGCTTGCTATGCCGAATCCGTTGTGCGTCGACCGGTTAAACCGGAAAGCCTCTGGTGTTTGCACTTAAGCACGGGGTCCCTCACGG